AATGCAACAGCATTTGTGCTTGATGATGCTATATAGACCGGTTTGACGTCGCCTTTAAAACTCATAATGAATCTCCTTGTATTTTCTAGGAGCCCCGGAGAGCTCCTAAAAAAGAATTTTTAATTAGAAACCGTTTGTGCCTGATACTTCACCAGGTTGTGCAGTTCCGTCCGCAAATGTATATGTAAATACACCTGTAACGTTACCTGTACCTGCTGTAGATCCAACACTTCCTACAACTGTTGTATTAGCTGTAAGTCCTGATGCAACTACTAAAGTTCCAGTAAGTGCAACTATACCTTTAGCACCAGTAACTAAATTGTTAGCAATACCTGTTGTACTACCAGCTGATCCTAAATTTACTGTAGTTGTTGCTCCACCAGCTGAAGTAGATAATACTGCAAAACTAAGTGGTATAGCACCTTGTGGTAATACGAATGGAACGTTAGAATTTACTGTTGCTCCGATTGATACCGCTGTTGCTGTTGTTGTTGATGACAAGAATGTAATTACTTCTGAAGCAATTAAAGTTCCAGCTGAAACGCCAGATTCTTTTTGTTGTCCACCGTAAGTTCTTACATAACCTTGAAACGTTGATCGTGTTCCCATGTTTTTATCCTCCTATTAATCCAATGCAGTCATTAGGCAATGTCGACTATACGCGTCCACATCAGATGTTAATGTATAGTACATAAAATATAACTTAATTTATTGAATAGTGCAAGAGATCCCTGCATCAAAAATGATGTTTTTTACCCTATTTTGCAACTAGTCTTTAACTAGCTACTGAAAAATCAGGAGCAGCTGTCTCAACTTTAATCTGTCTATAAGCAATTTCTGCTTCAGCCATCTTAATTTGGTTAATAACAGAACGAATTTCTTCGTCTATTTTAACCATGTCTAGAGAGTATCTACCCTCTTCAACATGAGCCTGTTCCCAATCAAGTTCTAACAACCTTTTCTTCTTGTAAAGGTTTTGTACTTGATCCATCTACAACCTCCTCATAGGTTATGTAAAAAAAGTTACTAATATGTTTATTAGTAATACTTTTTTCTAATTGTTCTTTACTCATTTTTCCCAGAAAGTCAAGTACTTTCTGATGTAAAGATTCTGTTGAATTTATGGGTTCAGATTCCAAAGTAAATTGGATTTTAATTCCGTTTATAAATAATTTTATTAGGTAGGTCATCTTCTCACAGATGTCTTTATAGGGATTTACAAGGCGAGTCAAGCCCGCCTTGTAAAAAAAAGTCCTTACGCTCCTGGAGAACCGTAAACACCTCTAGGGTCAGACCAGCCGAAGCTGTATCTTTCTCTAGCTTTGTATCTTACGTTACCAGTGTCGAAATCACCTTCCATAGATGTTCTGATAGGAGATCTTTCGAAATACTTCAGTCCATTTGGAGCATCTGTTTTGATAAAGAATGCATCAGTGTCTGTTAAGAAGTGATTCACAGTGTATCCACCAGAAACCATTCCCATGTTTTTGATTGCATTGATATCGTTATCAGACGTTCCAACTCTACCTGCAGATTTCATTAAACGTTCAGCTGTGAACTGAAGTTGCACTGGAACAATTAATTTAGTTCCTTGTGCAGCAACTTTTAATCCACGCTCATCTGTAAAGTTAGCAATGTCAATAAGAGATTGCTCTAAAGATGTTTCGTTTAAGTCAGCGGCAGTTGTTAGTGTNTTTTGAAACGTACCAGCGATTGTAGCATGCGTTGTAGAGAATAAAGGAGATCCATCACCACCTAAATAAGATGTGCTGAATCCATTATTCAATACGTTAGCGCCTGTTACTTGCTTAGTATTCGCCATAGATCTAGCTAATGCTTTTGTATATCTAGACGCAAGTCTGTCATACAAATTGTCCTCAATCGCTTCTTCAGTGATTGCGAACGCAAGAGCTATAGTATTGTGCGTATATCTAGCAGTGAAGGTTTCATTNGCTTGGTCATAAGACACGCCNGATCCTTCAGCTTTTATCGCAGCATTACCAAATCCTGATAACATAACTTCTTCTTCAAATGCTCTTTCAGAAGTTTCTTTATCGAAGATTTCTTCGTGCTCGTTTTCGTAACGTTTATATTCAAGTCCAAACAGAGCGTTTAAACCTGGTTCTAGTTCTTTAACTAGTTGTGATCGTGATATAGCCATAGTTTATATACTCCTTATAGTATTGATTGACCTGATTTAATTCTTACAACATAGTCTTCATTAGCTACGCCAACTTCATTACCGATGAAAGTAGAAGGGCCTAGGATTAATAATTGACCATTTGTAGTAGCGTTAAGATCTAGATAGTCTCCAGAAATACCTGTTACGGTGCTTCCTGCAGCATATACTATATCATAAGCTATACCAACAGCGCTAACTCCTACGACAGTTTGCACGTTAGTAGATTTTACCAAGTATAGTTGATTTGGATCATCTATTACATAACCGAACATATTGCCTTGGGAAATATCTGTTTGGCTGTAATAATTTTGCCATGTTGGTTTGTTTTTATTGTTAGGATTCACTTCGATTAAACAACCGTTGAATACTCCCAATACGGAACCAGTAGAAGACGATACTACTGGAACTAAAGTTCCAGAAGAACCTAGAGCCACTAAATCTCCTTGATACATCGATGAAGATGCATTGTCGAAAATGTAAAATGAGTCTTGTCCGCCACTAGAGTAACCACCACCTGTTTTGCCTAGTGGTCTAAGACCAAAGGCTTTAGTTGTGTTTGCCATATTTTTTTTACTCCGTTAAGTTTTTTTTTAAACCTTGTTGGTTAGGAATTACTAAATAATTAGTCCTTCTTTGTACCACCAAAAGTTACACGAGTTTGCCTTTCATTACTGATTGGCATACTTGGATGCTGTTCCTTCATAGGATCGTTCGCAATAGCGTCAGCTCGTTCTTGAGTTCTTTTTGCAAAGTAATCTTCACGAGACTTAGCGATCTCTTCAGGTACCCTAGACAGCACTAGGCCGCCAACTCCGATAACTCCTGCGTATTTGCCGTCTTTAATGACTGGATAATTAGCTTCAGGATATTCATCAGATCTAACTAATTCATAACCTGATCTCATTCTGCCTGTGATATTTTTAGTATCATCAAAGCCTAATGATTCAGCTCTTATCCATCTGTGTCTAAAGCCTTGCGGCGCAGGTGGTGCATCAAGAGATGATGGTGGAGTCCAAACTTTAGGTCTATCTGTTTTAGCCCTAGTTTCGCTCGCACGGGAAGTCTTAATTGTATCGTTTTCGTTTACCATATGCCTATACCTCCTTCGTGGTTAAATGTTTCGCATATTCTTCAAGTGGCACACCTAATCTTTTAGCAATTGCTACCTGTGACGGTGTGAGCCTCACAGTTTTTTTGCGTCCTGATTGGCTAGGACGATTAGCCGAAGCTACATTCTGTACAGGTTTAACTGTACTTTCTGTAGATACTGTTTCCTTTGTAGCAAATTTGTGCGGAAATTCAAGTCTTATTCTTTTATCAATTTCTGCGTAATATTCGTCACTTCTAGGATCCATTCCCTCTTCTTCTACAAGCTTCTTATGCATATCAAATGCAGTATAAGTCATAGCAGAATCATTACCAAACCAACTGTTTCTAGAAGCCCAGTCTTCAGCTTTAGGGTCAGCTTTTGGTGTTTGAGCAAATTGTTGTGGGTTAATTGTAACCTCTTTTTGCTGTTTAGGTAATTCATCTTGATAAGATTTAATAGAATTTAATCTAGCTGATTCCATAGTTAACTGTGCAATTTGTTCTTGTGCAGCAACCTGAGCATCAACATCTCTAGAATCAATAGCAGATCTAAGAGCTATTTTAGCATTAGCTAAACTAGACTTAACTCTACTTTCAAATTCAGAAACATAAATTTTATCTGTTTTATTTAATCTATGTTCAATATCATTTTTTTCTTTTTGAACAGATTGAGCATAAGCTAAAGCTTCTTCTCTTTGTCTTTCAGCTTCCCTCATTTTATGAGTTAATTTAGCAATACGTTTTTTAACGCCATCGCTATATTCTTCTAACTCATC